TGGAAAATATCAGAAATTTCTGCTGAAAATGGGCTAATTACCCATGCCAAATACTTTGTAACTGCTACTGAAGATGATAAAAAAGTAGAGACTGAAGGTAATTGGTGGTTTCAGAATCCTGAGATTAAAGTGCCTTTTGAGCAAGTAACTGAACAAATGGTGGCTCAGTGGATTGAGGCTGAAACCATGAAAGATGGGATAAATATTATTACCTCTAGACTGCAAGAACAGTTAAAATCTTTGGAAAAACAAGCTGTAATTCCTCCTTGGATGCCTCAAGTTTTTACACCTAATATATAAAAATGGCACAAACCAATTACACTCCAATAATACTGTATAACTCTGGTACTACAGGGAATACTCCATCTACTAGCAATTTAGCTAGTGGTGAATTGGCTATTAACTATACTGATGGCAAATTATTCTATAAAGATAATTCATCAACACTTCAAGTAATTGGTTGGAAGACAACTCCAACAACTGCTGGTGGTACAGGATTAACAAGTTATACAGCAGGGGATTTGCCTTATTATTCATCAGGCACAGCTTTGTCCAAACTTGGAATTGGCACAAGTGGATATGTATTAGAGTCTAATGGCTCTGCTCCTACTTGGGTAGCTCAATCCACTTTATCTGTTGGATCTGCTACAAATGCCACAAATACGAGCACAACAGACGATACTTCAACTAATGCAGTGATGTATCCAGTTTGGAAAACAGCGACAACAGGTAATTTACCTGAATATGTAAGCTCAACCAAACTTAAATTTAACCCATCAACAGGTACATTAACTTCAACTGTATTTAGTGGGTCTGGTGCTTCCTTAACTTCAATACCTAATTCTGCTCTTACAAATAGTTCAGTAACAATAGGTAGTACATCTGTTTCTTTAGGCTCTACTGTTACATCATTTAGTGGGTTGACTGCATTAAATTTTGCTTCTGGAACAAATGGAATTACTTTCAACAATAGTGGTGCAACTACAAATAGTTTATTAAATGATTATGAAGTTGGTACTTGGACACCAAATCAAGGGTCAGGATTAACTGTAACAGGAACATTTACTTCAAATGGTTCTTATGTAAAAGTTGGAAAATTAGTTACAGTAAATTTTAGATTACAAGCAACTACAATAACTTGTATTTCTACTGGGGTATTAACAAGTAATTTACCTTTTGCAGTAGCAACAGACCAAGTTGGTGGAATAGGTAGTTTTATAAATGGAACTGGTGCAATTGGATATATTATGCAGGCTTATTCAAGTTCTGTGTATTCAAGTTCAGCAGTTGCATCTACAAATGCAATATATGCCTCTGTAACTTATTTTGCTACATTTTAAGGAATAAAAATGACAATTTCATCAACAACAATTATTGATAAAGTAGAAGTTCTACAAAATGGTGTTTTACAAGTAAGGCAAGCAGAAATTGTTTTAAAAGACAATGTTGAATTAACTAGAGCATTTACTAGATGGACAAGAGTACCTGGTGATACAGGAGCACAATCAGATCCTGTTCCAGTTCCAGCAATAGCTACTGCTGTTTGGACTTCTGATGTTGTTTCTGCTTACCAAGCATGGGTAGCAACACAAGTTAAAACACAGTCTTAAAATCGCAAAAGGAAAAATATGACAACTCCAATAGTAAATTTATCACCTTTTGCTGGTGCAGGGGCACAATTCTTTGATAACAATGGTGTTCCTTTATCTGGGGGTTTGTTATATACCTATGCCTCTGGAACAACAACACAACAAGCAACATATACAACACCTTTAGCAACAGTTCAAAATTCTAATCCTATTGTTTTGGATGTTTCAGGAAGAACAACACAGGAAATTTGGTTATTGAATGGATATTCTTACAAGTTTGTTTTGCAAAATGCAAATGCAACACAAATAGGTAGTTATGACAATATTCCATCTACATCTACAAATGTAGCAATACTAAATGATGCAAGTAGTGTTGCCTATGAACAAGGTTATACAGTTACTGCTGGAAACTTTGTTATTGGGAAAACATATTTAATCACCTATGTTGGAACTACTAATTTCACAGCTATTGGAGCAACAAGCAATACAGTAGGTTTTTATTTCACAGCTACTGGGGTTGGCAGTGGTACAGGTACTGCTGAATTATCAAGAACAACACAAAACAAATTACAGGAAATGGTTTCTGTAAAAGATTTTGGTGCAGTTGGCAATGGCACAACAGATGATACTTCTGCCATACAGGCAGCGATTGATGCTTGTTCACAAAAAATAAATGGATCAACACAAACACCAGTTGCCAAATGTGTTTATTTTCCTTATGGGAATTATTTAATCACAAAACCATTAAATTTAACTGCTAATCAAAATATTGCTAACCCAGCTAATTGTGATAGAAGAAACATAAAATTAATGGGACAAGCCACATCTAGTGGTGATTACACAGAAGGAGTAAGCATTATTGGTCAAACCAATAACTATGCTTTTGTTGAAATTGTTGATAATGATAATTTCCAAATGGAAAATATTACATTAGTACCAAGTTCAACAAATCCATCTACTGTAGGTATATATCAAGCAAGAAGGACTGGTGGTACAAGCCCATCTAGTTGGTGTGGAAATTGTTATTTTAATAATGTAACAATCACATTTAATGGCATGAATGATGGAATTACTCAAAACAGCAATTTTGGTGCAATAGGAATCATAAATATTGCTGGTGAAGAAACAACTTATGATAGATGTGAAGTTTGGGCAAATACTTGCTTGGCTATTAGTTGGTCTAATAATTTATCAAAATCTGTTAGCAATTTAACTTCTGATTCTTATGATGGATTTTCTTACAATCCATATTGGGTAAATCAAGGAGATATTACAACTGGTGCAAGTAATACTGTATTTAGAACTAATAATTGCAGATTTATTTCTTTAGGATTTAATTCACCAATTGTTTTATTACAAGAAATTGGAAGTTATTTTTCTTATGGTGATTTTTTACAAAAAAGAAGTTCATCAACAAGTGTAAATAGCACAAATGGTATTGGATATGAATTTTGGAATACATACCATGCACATATTGATTCAACTTTAGAAACTACACAAACCCCAATGATGTTTCATAGGGAAGTAGAATCTTTAGTTGCAAATATTAGAAATTCAACTAGCACAACTGGTGCTGGTGCTGGTGTTTTCCATTTCCAAATGGATGCTCCAACATTCAACTTTAGAAATAATACTTTTTATTACAATGCAAATAGTGCAATTGCTTATGGACTTATAACTTATACAGCACCAACTGGAGTTGGTTCTAATGCTGGAGCAGTTGTATTTTTAAGTAATTCAACATTTAATTGTAATCAGTCATCAACAAATGCAACAATTGATAGCAAAATTCTTTTTAATTGCACTAATGTAAATTTTGGGTTTACAGATACTTCAATGTTGGTAAACAATAGATATGTTAAGTTTCCAATTGTTGAGAAAAATATAGGTTTCCAAACTGCAACTAATATTTTAAATATTACATTACCTACTGCAATTACAAATCTATCAAACTTTTCAGCAACTGTAATTGGCAATTTTCAAGCATCAAATGCTGGTTCTGGAGGTGCTGGAGCACCATCATCATTATCTGTGAAAGCTGTTTGGGGTATTGTTAGAGATTACACACCTAGTAGTATTACAACTGGATCATCAACATTTAATTTATTAACTGTTAACAATAATTCTTCAAGTAATAATTTAACTAATCTTACACTTAGTGCAACTGCTACTGGAACTTCGTCTGTAATGTTGGCAGTAGCAAGTGTCCAAAGTGGTGCTAATTCAGCATCAGCATATTTGACTGGGTATATAGAAGTTATTTATGATGGTGGTTATTCTTTTGCACCACAATTTGCTTTGCAATAAAGGATAAAAATGACAACACCTAATGACATAATCAGCAGAGCATTAAAAGATATTGGGGCATTGGAGGCTGGAGAAACACCTACACCAGAGGCATCCCAAGATGCTTTTGATATGTTGCAAGATATGCTTGACCAATGGTCAAATGAAGACATGATGGTGTTTTATAAGAATGAAATCATATTTCCTGTTGTTTCTGGACAAACTCAGTACACCATTGGTCCGGGTGGGCAAATTGGTGCTATCTTTACTGGAAGCATTACTGGTAATGTTCTCACTATTACTTCTATCCAGTCTGGGGGCATTTCTCTTGGTCAAACTCTTAGTGGAACTGGCATTACATCAGGTACAACAATTATTCAAATGCTCACAGGAGCAGGAAACAATGTAAATGAGGTAGGCACTTATTTATTAAATAAGACTTATTCAAGTCCTATAACAAGTGAAACTATCAATTCATATTATCAAAGACCTTTAAGATTTAATTCTGCTTTTGTGAGGATTAATACTTATTCTAATGGTCAACCAATAACAAATGGTGGATTGGATTATCCAGTTTCTGTGTTGAATGTTGAACAATATCAAATGATTGGGTTGAAGACATTAAATGGGCCGTGGCCGAAGGCTGTGTACTATGAACCCACAGAAACACTGGGTAATGTGTACCTGTGGCCGAACCCCAGCCAAGGGGAAATGCATATTTTTGTAGATCAGTTGTTTCAAAGATTTACTACACAATTTGACAATATCAATTTACCTCAAGGTTATAACATGGCTTTGAGGTGGTGCTTGGCAGAAAGGCTAATGCCAATGTATGGTAAAGCCTCACCAACACAGATTCAAATGATTATGAAGTTTGCCGCACAAGGGAAGTCAACAGTCAAGAGGACAAACATGAACCCAGCAATTGTTTCAACTTATGCAGACTCACTTTTGGTTGGAAGACAGAAGGATGCAGGCTGGATACTCAGCGGGGGGTTCTTTAGATAATGGCTGATTTTGGCTTTGTCGGCCCCTCCTATGAAGCGGCCTCCATCTATCAGGAGGCTCAAGAGTGCATTAATTTTTATCCTGAAATTGATCCGTTAAAAACTTTTTCACTTGCAGGAGCAACTTCTTTAAAAGCTGGAGAACGTGGAGTTGTTGCCTTGTATCCAACACCAGGCTTAACTAGCATTTTACAGCTCAACAATGCTCCAGTTAGAGGCATGAGAACTCTAAGTGGGGGTCAGAATTTAATTGTTGTTGTTGGCTCAACTGTTTATGTAATCAATAAAAGTTATGTTGCAACTCAAATAGGAAATTTAACCACTTCCACTGGTTATGTATCAATTACTGATAATGTCACCACAAATAATGGCTTAACAGCTTATATTGTTGATGGGGTAAATAGGTATTATTGGGTTGCATCTTCAAATACTTTACAAACATTGCCTCCCACAGATGGTCCTTGGCAGGGTGCTAATGTCTGTGATGTTGTGGATAACTATATTATTTACAACCAGCCTGGGACACAGAACTGGGCGGCCACGGACCTGGGGTTGGTCACTTCATCAAATGCCTACTATGGTTCTAAGGATGGCTCTCCTGATCCACTTGTTTCACTCATAGTAGATCATAGGCAAGTCTTTTTACTTGGTGAATATACTGCTGAAATGTGGACAGATGTGGGAAATATTATTCCTGGCATTATTAGCTTCCCATTCCAAAGGGTTGCAGGCACTTCATTACA